TAATAATATGGGGCATTAGCTCAGTTGGGAGAGTGCTTGCGTGGCACGCAAGAGGTCATCGGTTCAAGCCCGATATGCTCCATCCCTCTTAAACGCTTATACATCTAGGTGTGTAGGCGTTTTTTACTGTCTAAAATTATTATAAAAAGGCTTATATTGTTGTCCACATGTTGCCCAATTTAAAAATAAAAGAAAAAAACACCATATAATGATGTTTAGTTATAATCCTCAGCGATTAGATCAGCAATTTCCCTATCTTCTTCTATATAATGCCCGTATATGTCCATTGTGGTAGTTATTGATGCATGGCCAAGGTATTTAGATATTTTATTCACGTTACCACCTTTATTTATTAAACCAGTAGCGAAAGTGTGGCGCAGATCATGGAAGCGAATCTTCTTCAATTCATGACGTTTTTGGAATCGCGACAGCCATCTACTAGGTACGTTTTGGTGTACCGGTTTCCCCATATCGGAAGAAAACACAAAATAATACTTTCCGCCTTCCCATAATTCCGCAGCTTGCATACGGTCAGAACGTTTTTTTGCAATTTGTTTCCTTAATTCCTTCATTAGATCAACGGGAATTCCTATTTTACGTACAGAGCCTTTTGTCTTTGGTTCTTTTAACTGGTAATGGTTTTCCTTGGTGTAGCTTAATGAATGTCTGATATGGATTGTATTCTTATCCGTTTTTACATCATCCCACTGCAAGGCAAGTATTTCCCCTTTTCGCATCCCTGTCTTTAATGCAAGTTTAGAAATTAAGGCTTGTTGCTTATTAGGTTCTTTATCGAGTAATTCATAAACTTGTTTTAATTCATCAGCATTATAAACTTGTCCAGCTTTATATTTTACCGTTACTTTTTCCACTTTATCCATAGGGTTTTTCTTTATTAAATCATTATCTCTAGCCAATTTAAAAATGCCATTTAATAAATTATGGTGCTTTTGAATTGTGGAAGTGGATAACCCTTCATTTTCCAAGCCTTCCATAAAATCATTAATGAACACATGTGTTACATCTTCTATTTTAAGATGCGAAAAAGCATCTAATACCCTGCCATCTAATAAGTAGGTGTACATTTCCATAGTCTTAGGAGCAAATTTTTTATTAGCGTGTTTCTTCCACACTTCCACAAACTTATGAAACTTAGTATTAGATGGTGCTACATATTCCCCTTGTTCTACTTCCGTAATGAATGCAGCAAGTTTCTTTTTAGCTTCACTTTTATTTTTAGCCTTAACTGTACGTGTTTTGCGAATACGTTTACCTTTAGCATCATATCCCACATGGTATACAAGTAGGTATGAACCATTTCCTCTATCTTGTATATGTCCAGCCATTTAATCACCTTCTTTCAGTGCTTTTAATACTTTTAGAAATAAATTATCTGCTTCATCATCGTTTAATGGTTGTTCCGAGTTATGAAATATGCCCAACAATACGTTAATAACATTTGCCATTAAAAGACTTTCAGTATAGTTAAGTTTTCTCTTTTTAGTAAAAACTGGAGTCCCTACTAAAATATAGTCATATATATCTTCAATATTTATCATGTTGGGAGCGTGTTTTGAAATATTATGCAATTCGTTACTTAAATGTTTAGAGAATTCATATTCCTTTTTGTTTATTCCTCCCTCTTCATAAGCCCATCGGAACATTTCTTCGTATGGAATATCATCTACTAATCCGGATATATATAATAGTGTAAAATAAGGAACGTCATAATAACTAGCTATTTTCTTTAAAATTTCTGGTGTAGGTTTTCTTTCCTTCTTTGTTCTGGGGTCATAACCCTTTTCTAATGTGCTTAAATAAGCATGGCTTATTCCTATATTTTCCGCAGCACTTCTTATTGATTCATCACCTCTTAATTTCTTTAAGGTTTCTCCTAATTTAGTCATTTTAATCCTCCTTTGTGAAAGAAGCTATATTTCATATTGTAAATCACGGTTGACAAAATGGCAAGTTGTAGTTTATACTCTTTTTAGGAGGTGTAAATCATGGTGAACAACAAATTAAAAGAAATTAGAACTAAAAGAGGAATGTCTATTTCTGAATTGGCCAGGCGATCAAAATTAAGTCGTGTCACAATTAGTAACATAGAGAATGGATTAAGTAATCCTAAGGCAACAACAGTTTTATCAATATGTAAGACACTTGGAAAAAATCCTAATGATATTTTTTTTAACATCAGTGTCAATCAGGGTGAACGGGAGGAGGTGAAACAATGAACAAAATTAATATAGATAAACTTAACCTAGATGAAATGTTATTGAGGGCTGAAATGACCACAGGAATATTGCAAGTAATTTATGCATTAAAAGAAGTTGATGACTATAGCAAAGATGATGCAGCAGAACAATTATTAAAGTTGTTAGATGAAAATGAGTTATTAACAGAGATTAACAAGTAATGTTCCGGTCAAAAGGTAATAAAAAAAGTGACCGTAAACTTTGAAAGATCAACATTTAAGTGATTACCAAGTCAATTACTAGGCTGGTAATGAGGTTAGCAAGCTGTCCAGTAAATAGGAAAGATAAAGGGGAGGAAATAACAATGGAAAACACAAGAGACAATGTATTTGAATTAGATTGCGTATTAGGTTCGATAAGTAATAGGAAAGAAGCAATAAACAATATTAATGTGGTGCTAAGTAATTTAAGAGTAAAAATGGACAATATGGACATTGATCGTTTCCAGTATTATTTTAGGGAATTCCACACCAACATTAAAATATTAAGTGATTTACTTAATTATACGATGGATGAATTAAATGCAGATTATGAAAAAGCTGAAAGGATTAAAGAACAATTATTTGATGAATATTTTAGAAATGGAGATGAAAGCAATGAGTAAAACAGACCGTTATATTTTCAGTATGTTTGTTGCTATGTTGGGGTTTATGTACTTTGCTTTAATTAATGCTTAAAGGGGGTTGTGAATAATGAATATAAATATTGAACCAATTAGAAGAAGTACATTAGATGTGAAAGAGGTAGCTGAATATTTAGGTATTTCGGTGGATATGGTTTACATCCTATGTAGAGAAAGCAGAATTGCCCATTTCAGAATAGGTAGAAGGATTTTATTTAAGAAGGATGCCATTGATAAATGGATTGAAGCGCAAATGATTGAAGGTAATGGGTATGAATAGTGGTGCAGGGCTGCAACCCGTAACACCACACACCATATTATAACGAAAGGGGGTTTCCCTTATTACTATTAATTCTATTATAACCCAAAAAGGTAAAACTTTAAACCATAAATCAGCAATTGCATACGCAAAATATTTTAAATGGGCTGTATTCCCAGTAGTGCCAAAAGGTAAAAATCCACTTACTAAAAATGGGTATAAAGATGCTACTAGGAATATTAAACAGATTAATGAATGGTGGGATAAACACCCTGATGCAAGTATTGGCATTCCTACTGGTAAAATAAATGGATTTTTCGTTTTAGACGTTGATATAAAGCGTAACGAATACGGATATATAGTCGTGAATGGATTTGAAACATTAGAAACCTTGAATACCAAATACGGGGATCTGCCCGATACGGTTATACAAAAAAGTGGATCCGGAGACGGTAATCATTTCCTGTTTAAATATTACAATGGCATTAAAAATGCAGGAAATATTCTCCATGGACTGGATATAAGAGGGGATGGCGGTTACATAGTCGCTGCCCCATCTATCCATGAAAGTGGTAATAAATATGAATGGGAATTAAGCAGTCATCCGGAAGATACAGAAATTGCAGAAGCTCCACAGTGGCTTATAGATATAGTTAAAAAAACAAAAGGGCAGGACAAAAAATATAAAGCGAAGCCAGTAACCGAATATTTAAGAATATTGCAGGGTGTGGATGATGGAGAACGCAATAACAGTCTAATGACTTTGATCGGTCATTTATTAGCAAGAAATATCCACTATGCAGAAGCATTTGAAATTGTTCATATGTGGAATGAAAACAGGGTCAATCCACCACTCCCCGCAGATAAAGTTACAACAGCATTTAATAACATTATGCGAAGGGAAACGGAAAAGAGGTGACAGCATTGATTCAACTAGATTATGAAGCAGGGGAGAAATTAGAACAAAAAAATAATTTAATTAATTTCGAAGGAAAACCTAATTTAGTATTAACTAAAAAGGGGACGGTAAAAAAACTAATTTCAAACTTAAGGGAAATATTGCTTCTTGAACCGAATTTAAATGGCATAGGTTTCAATGAATTTACACAAGAGATAACAATTAATGGTGAAGCTATCACAGATGAATTTATAGCAGATTTAAGGTTGAGTGTAGATTCTAAGTATTATATAACTTTTACAAAAGAAGATGTATTACAGATGGTGAATTCAATTGCAAGGGAGAAAAATTCGTATCACCCTATAAAACAAATTATAGAAGGTAAAGAGTGGGATGGAATTTCAAGAGCGGAAACTATTTTTATCGAGTATTTAGGGGCAGATGATATTTCTTACACCCGAGCAGTTGCGAGAAAATGGCTTGCAGGGGCAATTGCTAGAATTTATGAACCGGGCATCAAAATGGAAATTGTACCAGTTTTGCAAGGTAAGCAAGGGATAGGAAAAAGTACGCTTGCTGGTAAATTAGGTGGAGCGTTTTTCGTAGATACTTTGGCGTCAATGGGGAACACAAAAGACGACTACCAATTATTAATTGGCTCATGGATTGTCGAACTTGGCGAATTATCTAGTCTGAATAGTACAAATACAGAAAAGGTTAAATCATTTATAAGTGCTAGATTTGATAAAATCCGTTTGCCGTATGCCACTATTCCACAGAAATATTATAGAACTTGTGTATTTATCGGAACTACTAATAATGGACAATTTTTAAATGATCTGACAGGGAATAGACGTTTTTTTCCAATTCCTTTGCCTAATAAACCAACTAAAGATGTATTTACACTTGATGATGAAACAATGCGGCAAATATGGGCAGAAGCCTATTCATTTTATAAAAATGGTGAAAACCTTTATCTTGATGATCAATTAGATGAAGATATAGCAGAATTTTATCGAGAACAAGCGACGGAAGAAAGTCTTTTCTTTATAAATATTGATGATTACCTAGAAATGAAAGTACCAAGTAGTTGGGATTCTAAAAAAATGTTTGATAAAAAAATGTACTTTGAAAGGTACCAAAGAGAAGGGGAAGCTGAAGGGACAAGTACCATTACTAAAACATCAGCGAAGGAAATTGCTTATATTCTCGACTTGGAAGGAAAGGACAGAAATTCCAAGTCACAAATGAAAAAGATTAATCTGTATATGGATAGCAAGGAAGATTGGGAAAAGAAGCCAGTTAAAATAAACGGAAAAACACAAAGGGGTTTTATGAAAAGTTAAGTAAAAATGTAACTTGTAACCTAAAATGTAACCATGCCCAGCCTTACAGTCACAAGGGTTTGAGGGAAAAAAGTTACAAGTTACATATTTTATAAAACTTTTATAAAAGGTACAAGCTATGCCTATTATATATATTGTTAAAATAAATGTAACTTGTAACCAAATTCAGCAATCCTATGTGTGCCAAGGATTTTGGCGGTTACAAGAGTGGTTACAAGTTACATTTTGTTATTAATATAGGTTTCCCTGATAAAACCGAGAATAAAAAATCATATGAAAATACTACATTGAAAGTTATATGAGGTAACTGAGTAACTGAAAGGTAACCGAGAATAAAGTCTCAGTTACCACTTATAGGCCACGCTTACCAGTGGTTACAAGAATTTAGTAACCGAGTAACCGACTTTTCTATAAAAACCATTTAATAAATATATATAAAGGTCTGTACTAAGTATATTAAATTATAGAAATAACTTAAAATCTCAGTTACCAGTTACCAAAAACCCCATAACCCTTGTGAGAGTAGAGGGGAAGGCGGTAACCGAGATTGTATTTTCAGTTACCCTTCTCGGTTACCAAATAATTAAAAAGGGTGATATGTATGGAAGAAATTAAGAAACTAATTGAATATGCAGAACTATACGGACATTATATGTGGCCTAATGGCAATAATGTGATGGTGAAAAACGGAAAAAATCTTCCCTGCCAATTGGAACGACTAATTAAATTATATAAAAACGATATTCTATATATTTTGGAACGAAAAAAACGTAAGTTAGGAGATTAGCCAATGAGTGAAATTATTATAAACATGGAAGCCTTTTGGTACAAGCATAGAATAATGATGGGATTTGACCCCGATAAGCCAGTAACCTTTCTAGAAATGATGTACTGGGGGAAGATAAGAAAAATCAGGGAAAAGTGTTTGAATTCCGATGACCCTACTTATGCAATTACTAATGCACCATATTTTGATAAACAGTATCTCTTAGAAAAATGGTGGGATGATTTAGATGATACGGAAAAGAGACATTTCCTTAAGGTGGTATGGCAAAATAAAGGTAGCAGCGTTATGTATGGATATGATTGGTGGATTCCATTTTTTAAAGATGTTGGATTTATAAAAGACGAAGATGTGAATGTTCCAACAGAACCAGTTGTATTATATCGAGGGGCAATACCCGACTTAAAACTAGGTATGCCTTGGAGCTCTAATTATGATGTGGCAGAAGCATATGCATTTCATTCTCTTAATTTATTCGGAGAAAAGGAAATCTATAAAGCTACCATTAATCCTGAAAGTATTCTTGCTATCTTTAGAGGTGACTTTGTAGATCAAGATGGTAAACCACTTGTAAAAGGTACGGAATATGTAATAAATCATCAAATGTTAGATGAAAATACAATCGAACAAATTACAAATAATAGTCTATAAAACCAGTCACACCAAGGGGCGGGTCTTGACAAACCCCTACCCCATATGGTATATTATATATAATTAAATTGATCGGTATAATTGGTGGTGAATAAATGAATTTCAAACATAGAATTTCCATTGTGGAATTAAAGCCGAATGATGGCCCTGATCCGGGCGAGCAGGAAACGCTCTTTACAAAGGCATGGGCTGATATTAAAACCATGAAAGGCTATGAATACAATAACGCAAAAATAGCTGAAAATGTGGGAGTATCACGTTTTATCATCCGTTATATAAAAGGTATTAAGCCTACTATGAAAATTAAATACAAAGGGCTTACTTATGAAATAGAAAGTATTGAAAATGATGACGAAAATAATAGAACGATAACAATGATCTCTAGGGCGATATTACCGAATACATGAAAGGAGTGAGTGAGTGGGCTTTTTTGATAAGATATTTAATTTTTTACGTGAACCAATTGAAATACAACAAGCAGAACTGTTAAGCGGTGGGAGTGCTGTCTTTAGTCCATTTAGTGGTTCAGCATACGAATCAGATATATATCGGTCAGCAGTTGATGCAATTGCAAGGAATGCAGGGAAACTAAAATCGAAACATGTCATAGCCACTAGAGAAACACGACAAACAGGAGATCAGTCATTAAATCGTATTCTAAACGTAAGACCGAATCCATACATGACCGCCTATGATCTCATATATAAGCTAGTGACACATTATTACTTGTATAATAACGCATTTGCTTTCCTGCAAAAAGACGATAAGGGCAATTTAAAGGGTATTTATCCATTATCGCCTGTGAATATGGAATACTTAACGGATCCGACAGAAAACATGTATTGTCGCTTCTTGTTTAGTAACGGGCAGGAAGTCATTCTACCATTAAATGATGTACTTGTATTAAGACGTTTCTTTAATAGTAATGATCTGATGGGCGATAGCAATACAGCCATTATGCCAGCATTAGACTTAGCGCATACACAAAATCAGGGATTGGAGCATTCCATTAAATCAAGTGCAACGATTAGGGGAATTTTAAAGTACAATCAAGTTTTATCACCCGAAAAGCTGAAAGAAGAAAAAGAAGCGTTTGTAAATGACTATTTGTCTGTAAGTAACAACGGCGGGATAGCTGCACTTGACCAAAAGTATGATTATACACCCCTAAAAACTGACCCTGTTTCTATTGATGATAAGCAATTAAATGCAGTGAAAAGAAAAATATACGAATATTTAGGTATTAGTGAATCAATCGTAAATAGTACCTATACAGAGGATGAATGGAGCGCTTTTTATGAAAGTGTGATCGAGCCATTAGCCTTACAATTTTCACTGGAACTAACAGAAAAGATTTTCACCGAACGTGAACAAGCATTTGGAAATAAGATCATCTTTGAATCGAATAGGCTACAATTTGCAAGCAATGAAAGCAAAACGAATATTATCAAAGAACTAACACCACTTGGATTATTAAGTATAAATCAAGCGTTGGAAATGTTGAATCTTCCTCCGGTTGAGGATGGCCATAAACGACTTCAAACATTGAATGTAGTCAATTCTGAACTAGCTGACAAATATCAAGTAGGAGGTAATACGGATGAAGGAAACCCGACACGTGGAGATCAGGGCAGCACAAACGGAAAATAACGAATTAGTCGTTACTGGTATGCCGGTTGTCTTTGATGAACCGACTAAGATTAATGACCATCTCGGAAATTATACCGAGATCATTCAGAGAAGCGCATTAAATGGTGTGGATTTATCGGACACACGCTTATTATATAATCACAATTTAAATAGCATACCTTTAGCTAGAACTCCTAAAACAATGGAGTTAAGCATAAATGAAAAGGGTTTGAACATGAGGGCTACACTTCCCGATACGGAGGAAGGCCGCTCTGTTTATACGGCAGTAAAACGGGGCGATTTGACAGGCATGTCATTCAGTTTTACGTGTGATAAGGCAGGCAGCCATTATGACGCAAAAACAAAAACGAGATCCATTTCAAAGATCCGTAAATTATATGAATGTTCAATTGTTCCTTTTCCTGCATATCAACAAACATCGGTTGAAGCTAGAAGCCAAATAGATGAGGCCGAAGCGCAGGAAAATGCTAGACAACAAGCCAAAATTAAATTGAATCAGATACTAACAAGGAGTGTAAAATAAATGTTTAAAACCGTACAAGATGCATTTAATCATTATAGAAATTCTTCTTTAGAAGATATTGAAAAACGTGCTGCAGAAATTAAGGGAACCATCGACAATGACCCCGATGCAGACATTACATCTATTAATATGGAAATTGAAGGACTGAACCAAGCGAAAGAAAATATCCAAGAAAAAGAAAACGGAGATGATGAGATGAACGAACGAAGCCAATTTAATCCAGTTACTGGAATGAATTTCAAAAAACAAGAAGTACCAACAGAAAATATTTTTGAATCGACTGAATATCGTAACGCATTTTATAAGACAATGCTAGGGCAACAATTAAATGATGTGGAAACTCGTACATTTAATCAAGCGATGGAAGTACAAAATGCAGAACGTAGGGAAGATGCTTTTAATACAACAACAAATAGCGCTGCTGTCCTTCCTACTCAAACATTGAATGAGGTTATTAAGAAAGCACGTACAATGGGGGGATTAATTGCACATTGTCGTAATTTCAATATCCCGACTAATATTAGTGTTCCGATTGGCACGCCATCCACTAAAGCACAGTGGCATACAGAAGGTGCGCCAGTAGACAGTGAAAGCCTACAAACCGCAGCAGTGAATTTTGCAGGGTATGAGATTATCAAAGTATTCTCCATTAGTGCAGCAGCTAAGAAAATGACTGTGCAAGCGTTTGAAAGCTACATGATTGATGAACTTACTAATTGTGTGATGGAAGCAATTGCAGATGCTCTTGTAAATGGTGATGGCCAAGGAAAAGGAACAGGACTTGTTTCCGGTATTACTTGGGATGAATCAAATAGTCTTGAACTAACTGGCGAATATACAAACTTCACAAAAGCGCTGGCAACTCTGAAGCGAGGATATGCAGCGAATGCAAAATTTGCTATGAATAACGCTACTCTATACAACAAAGTTTATAGTTTAGTAGATAACAATAATCGACCAATTTTCATTGCGGATCCAAGAAATGAATCGGTTGGGCGCATCTTGGGTAAAGAGGTTGTCATTGATGACAATATAGAAGATGACACGATTATTCTAGGTAACTTTGAATACATGGGGTATAACATCCCACAAGGATTAATGATTGAAGTATCAAGAGAATCTAGTTTTAAATCAGGATTGGTAGACTATCGAGCAATGGCTATTGCAGATACGAAACCATTAGTAGATGAAGCGTTCATTAAGCTATCGGGCACAGGCGGCGGAGTAGAAGGCTAAACCAGTTGAGAGGGTATCAGTCACAAACTGGTATCCTCTTTCATTTTAAGGAGGTACATCATGATACTAAGTATGGAAGAAGCTAGGGAAGTATTAAGAGTAGATGGTGATGAGAACGACATTATTATATATCCATTGGTTGAATCCCTTCCATCCTATCTTGAAGTAACGACTGGCAGATCATGGGATGATGATCCAGTCCATCCATTAGCAAAGACACTTGCAGGGTTCCTCTTAATGTTATGGTTTGATCAACCGGACAGCAAAGCATTGAAACGATCAATAGATAGCTTAACTACATCATTAACAGCATTAGGAAGGACATATGGCTAAGGATTATGCTAAGGCATTTTATAAGAGTGCTAGGTGGATTGAATGTAAGAATGGATATATGCAATCACAGAACTGGACTTGTGAACGATGTGGAGATGTAGCGATAATCTGTCATCATAAGACATACATTACACCGGAAAATATACATGATCCGAATATAACGCTTAATTGGGAAAATCTAGAATCATGCTGTCAGACTTGCCATAATTTAGAACATCATTCCGGAGGTATATGTCAAGAAGGACTAACATTTGATAGCAAAGGAAATCTAATTCAGAAGTAATTTATGTATACCCCCATATGTATAATGAGGAAGTATTGCTTAGGAACCGATGCAGGACTTAACTATCCCTCCCTATAACATTTTTGATTAAGGGTGCGTTCGTGAATCGTTTCACAAAATATAAAATAATAAGGAAAAGGTGATATATAATGAAAATTTCAACAGATATGCAGCAAGTTAAACAATTATTGAAATATGTTCCTGATCAAAGGCAACCAATTGCACAAAATTTATATGATGAACTAGTATTCATGCAAAATACAATGGCTGTCTTAAAAAAACAAGTGAAAGATGAAGGTGCTGTTTCCCTTTTTAAACAGGGTAAGCAGGAATTTCTAAGGGAACACCCTGCGCTTACTGCCTATAATAAAACCATACAGCGATATAGCACGATTTATAAGCAATTAGTAGATTTATTGCCGGAAGCCGAAGTAACACAAGAGGATCCACTAATGGACTTTATAAAGGCATAGAGCACGAGAGAAAACGAAAGTGACGGTTAATGCTCAAAAATGAGCGCGTACTTATGAACAACGTAGCAATACACGCACGCGAGGACTTCCCAGTTCCCCACGTGGGGTAATTTACCCTCAGGGGGAAATTTAGGGTAGCAATACACATACGCGCGAGTACTTCTAAGCCTAATTGTTCCGACATCGGGTAATTTGCCGTAGCAATACAAGCGCACGAGGACTTTTATATTGGTTAGTCTTTCTTGACTAACCAAGTAGCAATACACGCACGCGCGCGAGGACTTTCCAAACCTGGTCTTTCATCGGTCGGTGAAAGACCAGGTAGCAATACGCGCACGCACGCAAGGACTTCCGATTTGAATCGAACGTCGAGAAATATCGACGAACGTAGCGATACGCGCGAGTTTTTCTACAAATCTAGACAACACATCTTAAGGAGGTGAGGGCATGAACTATATAGAACAATATTTTAATACCATCCAAAATAAAGAGATCATTGTTTCTAAACGTGTTTTCCGTCAATATGAACGACTGGTGCATGACATCCACAACCCAAGCCAATACATTTTTGATGAAGCAAAAGCGAATAAACCTATTGCCTTTATAGAACGTTTCTGTAAACACAGTAAGGGGCAATGGGCAGGGAAGCCTGTTACCCTTGAACTCTTTCAAAAAGCCTATATTAGTGCTCTATTTGGTTTTGTGGACAAGGACACTGGATTAAGACGTTTTAAGGAATCTATGTTTTATGTGGCGCGTAAGAACGGAAAAAGTACGATGCTTGCGAGTATTGCGCTGTATATGATGATTGCAGACGGTGAAGGCGGTGCGGAAGTCTATTCTATTGCCAGTAAAAGGGATCAGGCTAAAATCCTCTTTGATGAAGCCCATAACATGATTAAGCAAAGTGAATATTTATCGAAGCATATCCGTAAACGAAAAAGTGATTTATATTTTCCACTTACCATGAGTAAGTTTATGCCTCTTGCACGTAATAGTAACACATTGGATGGTGTAAATAGTAGCTTGACCGTAATTGATGAACTACATTCCATATCTGATAGAAACATGTATGAAGTTATGAAACAATCACAATCTGCAAGGCAGCAGCCACTATTGATAATGATCACAACAGCAGGAACGACTAGAGGAAATATCTTTGATGATATGTACGAATATGCTTGTAATGTGACCGATGGTAATTATCAAGATGATAGTTTTCTTCCTATCCTATATGAACTTGATGAAAAGAAGAAATGGACAGACCCGAATATGTGGCAACAGGCAAACCCTGCTCTTGGATCCATTAAACAATTAGATGATCTTGAGCGTAAAGTGGAAAAAGCGAAGGTAAGCCCGAATGATCTCACTGGTATTCTGACAAAAGATTTTAATATTCGTGATACTGTTCATAGTGCTTGGCTTACATTCGACGATATTAATAATGAAGAAACATTCGATTTAAAGGACTTTAAGAACGCTTATGCCATTGGCGGGGCTGACCTATCCGTAACTACTGATTTAAGTTGTGCGACCCTTCTAATGGTAGATAAGGATACTGAAAAACGTTATATACATCAGATGTACTGGCTACCACGTGATAGCTTTGAGGAACGTGTAAGGATTGATAAAATTCCTTATGATAAATGGCTAGATCAAGGTCTGTTAAGGTTATGTAATGGTAATACCATAAATTATGGCGATATTACAGCTTGGTTTAAGGAAATGTTAAACGAATATAGCATTATTCCGTTGTGGATTTACTATGACAGCTATTCAGCTAAGTATTGGGTAGAAGAAATGGAACAGTATGGATTTAAAATGGAACGCTGTATTCAAGGTGCGAAAACACTTTCTCTGCCTATGCAGCAGATGGGGCAGGACTTGAAAGCCAAGAAAATCAATTATAATAACAGTCCTATATTAAAATGGTGCTTAACAAATACAGGCATAGAAACGGATAGGAACGGGAATATTGTCCCAGTCAAGAATCAAGCAGCGAAAATGAGGATTGATGGAATGTCATCCATGTTAGACGCTTATGTTGGCTTGTATGATCATTATGAGGAATTCTTAAGGGCTATGTAGATGATTCCACGTGGAACAATTCAAACCGATACCCGGGTATCGGTTTACAGGCTCAAATTTGAGCGCATACATTACAAGGAGGTAATTACAAATGACGCCAAAGCAATTAGATGAAAACCTGGACGAAGAAATGCGTACGTTTAGTAAAGAGATTATGTATCTGGTGGAAAGTCACGATGGAAATTATTTAGACGGCTCTGATATGGAGGACATAGGAAGGCAAGTTTTTTACACCTTAATGGAATTTAAAAAGCATATGGTAGAATATGCAAAAGAAAACGAAAAAGCCGAGATCTTTGTTGATAAAATTAATTTTTAACACAGACCGTTAGCAGCGGTCTTTTTTTATGCAAAAAAAGCCGCCATTATAGGCAGCTAAAGGAGTTAAATAATAAAAAAACTATATGAATTAAAAAACGATCCATGTCAATTAAATTAATGTCATTTGCGTGACATCACGATCATCATACGTGACCCAATGCCATTGTAATAAACACTACTATATTAATATTGTCGCCAAGGACTTATTTCCCTCCATAATTAATATAGAATTTACTTCTAGTGTGCACCCTAGAAGGTAGCTACACTTATATTATAACATAAAAAAGCAAATGTCGGAAGTTTTTTATCGAGTTTCTAAAAAATGGATTAAATAAATAGCCTTCATAGCTGTTTTATGGACATGGTCAGTGTGTTTGTATTAAAACCCCTCAAAACATCTGTATGTGGCTTTAAATTGATTTTTAGTATATATTAAAAATAATATAAAAATCCCACCTGCAATAGATGGGAAAAGGAGAGAATGAAAACTTTATGAATTATATTTATTATACCATGATAGGTATATGATTGCAAGAACATATATTCTATCATTTGTTGTCCAATTGTTGCCTAATTGTTGCCCAAAATTATTTTTTGTGTCTTAATATATTTTATTCATCCTATATAAATGCTTTCATATCAAGGTTTATAGGAATTAATCATAATTGATAAAAAGGGATGTTTAAGCGTGGCACGCAAGAGGTCATCGGTTCAAGCCCGATATGCTCCATCCCTCTTAAACGCTTATACATCTAGGTGTGTAGGCGTTTTCTTATTGAATCAAATTACTAAAAATATTCTTTGTTATC